AGTCAATTGCATTTACAATTCCATGTTGATTGAGGAGTATACTGGAGAGAAAATAGAAGAATCCATCGGTATACGACGAATTATTAACGTCATACAGTTTTCTCTCACTGATGGATGCCGGAGTTCCATCCAAAGAAGGCAATGCATTCACACTAACATCCTGTAATTTGCCAACCATGTACTTGTAGGTGTCGTATAGTGGGGCATATTTCACGTGAACAACACCAAGATCTGTTGCATACGTGTTTTCATCGATCCTGGACTGTATCTGATTTATTGATTTAAATGTATTCAAGTTGATGCCATTATAGTTCGTGTTGTTGAGAGAAAAATAATGCTTATAAAGTGGCATATAATTTTGTACTTTTGAAACTCCCATTTTCTCTTGAATATCCTTAAATAACTCTACATTCTTGTTTTTCCGATAATTCAACTGAAACATTATATATTTAAACAAAAATAACATAAATAATGCTGGTTTTAAACCTATTTCACTTTACACCATACCAAACGTGACCACAACTAATAATGTGTATATCTCGATTTCCGGTGCATTTGTTAATGATCTGCTTATATCTCTCTGCTTCTTCATCTGATTCACTTGCAGTTTGTTTCATGTGGTGCCAATTCTCTCGGCATTGACATAGAGGATACTTATTGATGCTATTTCTCCAATCTGAGAGAGACCTGTCGCATGATGCGATAACTTGTGAACTCATTGTTAAAGTTAGAAATGAAAAATATAAGCAACACACTTTTTAATTCAATTTTCTATACAATAAGTCGGAAGTTATAGACAACATTGTTGTTAGGCTCATATTGTTGAGAAGTTGGTGTCAAAATCTTCCAACACGAAATAAGCGATGGAACTCGAAATTTGGAAATCACAAAGGCATGCTCATCACACTCTTGACAACGCCTGATGAATTTATTAGTGCCAACATAATTGAGCTCATCCAATGTAATTGGAGTTGTGAACTTGACTTGACCAAGAGAGCACGTATTACACATTTTTATTGTTGATTGAGAGAAAATGCTGATTATTTCAACGACAAACGTCATTTCAATTTTTTGTCCGTTTGTTTTCTTGTGATTTTCTCTCTGCGTTAATTATCGAGATTAAGGATGAACTTAGAAATAAAAAAGTTTGATATGCGTAAAATCAAGTTCGATCCCAATGAAAACAAGGGACCTGTTGTTGTTCTCATTGGTCGTCGTGATACCGGCAAGAGTTTCCTTGTAAATGACTTGCTTTATCATCACCAAGACATTCCACTCGGATGTGTCATATCAGGAACAGAGGCAGGCAACGGTTTCTATGGCCGCATCGTTCCAAAACTCTTTATTCACCACGAATACAACACATCCATAATCGAAAACATCCTTAAGAGACAAAAATCCGTCCTCAAGGAGATGCAAAAACACGAAGAAGTCTATAAAAAGAAGGCGACTATCGACCCTAGAGCATTTGTTATTATGGATGACTGCTTGTATGATGACAAATGGGCTCGTGACAAGATGATGCGATTGCTTTTCATGAACGGTCGCCATTGGAAGATCATGCTCGTAATTACTATGCAATACCCACTCGGTGTTCCACCAAATTTACGAACAAACATTGACTATGTGTTCATTTTGAGAGAACCATATAAGAGCAATCGCGAGAGAATCTGGCAGAATTACGCGGGTATGTTTCCGACTTTCGAGGCATTTAATCAAGTGATGGACCAATGCACTGAAAACTTTGAATGCCTTGTTATTGACAACAATTCCAAGTCGAACAAGTTGACCGACCAGATTTTCTGGTATAAAGCACAGCCTCGTAGCAATTTCCGTCTCGGTTCAAAGGAATTCTGGGAGATGTCAAAGGAACTTAATTCCGATGACGAGGATGAGCCAGCGTACAATGCTAGTTCAGCAAAGAAAGGCCCTGTAATTAACGTGAAAAAGAATAAATGGTAGTTTCACTCCAATTTAACAGTCCAATCTTTCGAGAATTTCGACAATTCACTGGAATGTCTGATTAGCCATGCAAGCAAACTATTTATAAAGTTGTCTCGTGTTTCCTTGGAAAAATCACTTAGTGGAAGAATTCCATCGGCAAACATCGCACAAATTGCTTTTTTCATTCCTTCCATTGCTTCGCCAATTGTTTTTCCGTCATAATCACGTGGTCCGTACCAGTATTTCATGCATTCTGGAACGGAATAATTATAAGTAAGGTTACTAACATATAAACTATCGTCCTGCATATAAACGCCGATGCTATTGTACAACAGAATAGACCACCCCATATTTCGCTTCTTCTATGTATATGTTCTCCAGTATTTAAGTCAATTTAATTCGCAAATGTCTAGGTGCTTTAATCAAGTCAGAATAATTGCTAATTAGCCACCCAAGCAACTCAGTTTGCATATCCATTTTTATTCCCATTCTGTAATTGTATAACAAATCACTCACAACATCTATTCCGTCATCAATCATTGTTGACACTGCTTTCTCCATGATAGCAATTGCTTCGCCGATTGTTTTTCCATCATAATCGCGTGGTCCATACCAGTATTTCTTACATTCGGGTCGTGAATAATTATATGTCAAGTTTAATATTTTTAAATTCACATAGAAATGCTCACCATCATCATTAAAAAAGTCAATGTCCCACCCCATTTTAGTTGATTTAAAGTTATACTAATTTATACTTTAAATCAATTAGTCAATTAGTCAATTTACTTTCCACCATTACGCTTGTTAATCTTCTTGTTCTTTCCACTGCCAGTAACAACATTGTCACCATCAAACAATTCATTGCGAATATCGCTTGATGAGGCTCCTTCTCTAACAGAAGCATCAATTGTATTGTTAACACCGACCAGATTACCATTTTCGTCAATGTTCTGAGTGAGCTTGTTTCCAGTCTCCTTGGCCTTACGAATGTTATCCTCAATCGCCTGCTTCTTGCTCTCAATTAGACGCTGATCAAAGTGCTTCTTAGCCTCTGCCTCGTTCTCCGTCTTCTTATGCATGAGTTGGTTAAGTTCATCCTCCATGTAGTCAACCTTTCCAGTTCTATATGCCTCGGGCTCCCATGGCACCCAAACACCAACAGGACCAACATAAATGTCGTGGTTCGGGTCAATCTCACGCAGCATCTTGCAACGCATTCCAGCCTCCTCCTGAGATGGGAACACACCACGCACCTTCACTCCATGAGTGCTCGTCTGGAAGTTGACCAACTGATTAAACTCCTGATCGAGTGTCTTCTCGTTTGCATCCAAGAAGTTCTTGTAATCATCCTCAATTGTCGTATCAACCAACTTAGGCTGCTCGCTCTTAAGAAAATCATTAAAGTCATCCATCACCTTGTTGAAATTGAGGTTGTACTTGTAACTGACAAAGTTAAGGAACTGGACAAACTTCTTGCTACTCTTCTCGAGATCGAAATTCTTGACGAAACGCTCGAAAAGAAATGCGTTTCGCTGCTTGATGATCTTCTCTGGACTCACAAACGACATGCACACATAGTTCTGCTCGGCCATAGGAGGGTCAACCGAAAGCAAGTCGACATACTTGGGATTGGTGGTTCCATCGGGGTTGTTCTTTGGCTGGTAGGATGTCATTTTATAAGATGTATATAATTGTTTCAATTACTTTAAGTTGTTTTGGGCGAATTTAATTAAGAAAACAGCCATGCACATTTTTTTCTATTTTATATTTATAACAAAGATGTTTGCTAAGTTACAGAATTTCCTCGATTTCGGTGAACTCCTTCGCCGTGCTGTTAAGTACCTTGTTGAGGGTCTTATGGTTGCTATTGCCGCGTATGCCATCCCCAAGCGTTCTCTCCGCCTCGATGAGGTGCTTCTCATTGCTTTAACTGCCGCTGCCACATTCACCATCCTTGATGCTTACTTGCCTAGCATGGCAGTTGCTGCGAGAACCGGTGCAGGCTTCGGTATTGGTGGCAACCTCGTGGGATTCCCGCGAATTTAAGGGCTTACAACTAAAATTTAAGAGGTTTTAAATTGTTTAATTAATGTATAAATGCGTAAAACATTAATTAAGCGTAAAAAGTCGGGAAAATCCAGACTAAATCGTAATAGACGCACACGGAAAATGGTGAAAAGAGGTGGTGGAATAGGGTCTAACATCAGACAGGAGTTAGTAACTCTTTGTCGCCAAGGCAAATGGGCTGAATACGATGATTTAACACAACGCATTATAAAAGAACAAGATGTATTAACACAACATAACCCTGACATAAAGCACGATTACTTTATTCATTTAGAGAAAAACATAAAAACATTTGGACGCGACACATTGCGGTGTTTAGAGAGAAATTTAACACAATTACAAGAACAAGGAATTCCACCTTCTATGCCACACCTTGAATATGTTACCGACGTACGAGACGGAAGAATAATTATTACAAAACCTTAGAACAATAATTAAATCTGAAACAATATATCTTTAATATAGTTCCCGTCATTTCGGGTAAACTTATTGTGTTTAACCGTTTTTAATGAATTAACTAAATTAGATCACAAATCAAAGACGTTTAAATGTTTGTGTTTAAAAAAATAAGTATTAAAGCCCATTCCGGTAATTAGGGATGCGTTTAACACGTCGGATAAAACACCCATCCAATGTCATCACATATTTTCCGCCAAATTTCGTCTTGTTCCACCTTCTTATCATCATCCTTAAGCATCGGTATCTCACTCAAATACTTGTTCTCTCCAAGGAGTTCGCAAAACTTGTATAAAACAAAATAATAATTCAAAAAATTTATCCTAACGTTCGGACAATGTTTGGAGAAATACTTCTCAATCTCCAAGAACAAATTGCACAACTTGTCTTCGAGTTGAGGCGACATAATAGGTGGTGTAATCCCCAATTTGTGCTTTATAAAATTAATGTGCTCATAATATTTATTGTAATTCAACTTCTTCAATATATCTTTACAGACGTTGTAAGACAATTGCTCTCTCGACGCTGATATTCTTTCCTTCTTTATTTGCAATTTGATGTTTTCAATGACTTCATCTGGTATTTGAGTTGTTTCTTTGCCTTGGAACTGAGAAAGTATTTCCTTGAAATGATTAATACGCTTGTACGCATAAAAACACACTTCTTGTGGCGGTTCCTTGTAAGACGGCTTGTCACTGTCAATGAGATATGTATATTGCCGACCACACTTATTGCACACGAGGATTCCATCACTCTCTACTG